CGGCATCGACGCTATCTCCCTCGTAGATCGTCCAGCCATCGAGCTCGACTTCATCGCCTTAAAAGAGGCCAAGGTGCAATTTGCCGAAGCCGACACCGACAAGCGTATCCTTATCGGACCTGCCCTCGTACCTGACAAGCCTATCTACCGCAAGAACGGGGAAGACGAGTTCTACGTGTACTTCTCGAAGAGCACGGTACGTCGTGCGGCAGAGTTGTATTTGAAGCACGGCAACCAAGCCAACCACACCCTCGAACACGAGCACACGATTAACGGACTCACCGTGGTAGAGTCGTGGATGGTCGAAGACAAGCAGAAGGACAAGTCAGCCGTGTACGGGTTGGACGTGCCCGTAGGTACGTGGATGGTAGCCGTCAAGGTCGACAACGAAGCTATCTGGCAGGAGTGGGTAAAGGAAGGCAAGGTCAAGGGCTTCTCCATCGAGGGGTACTTCGCGGACAAGATGAAGAAGAACTCCGAGGACGAGATGCTTCACGAGGTGGTGCGAGCCATTAACGACCACAAACTTGAGGGACATATGTGGGAAGCACTAAAAAAAGAGCTTGATTCACTTCAGAATTGACCCCTCAAAAAACTTATACAAAAAAACCCACTCCATGACTATTCAAGAAAGAGTGCAAGAAGTATTCAACCGCTTCAACGTCAAGCTGACGGTGAGCGAGGATAAGAGCACCGAACTGGCAGAGGCCGCCCTCGAAAACGGCACGGTCATCTATACCGACGCGGAGGCATTTGAGGAAGGCGCAGAAGCGTACATCATCAACGACGAAGGCGAGCGTATCGCCCTCCCTCCCGGTGACTACCCTCTTGCTGAAGGCGGAACTATCGTTGTTGGGGAAGGTGGCGTGATCACTTCAGTAGGCCAAGCCGAGGAGGTGGTTGAGGAAGTCGAAGCCTCTGAAGAAGTGACCGAAGAGGTCGAAGCCTCCGAGGAGGTGTCGGAAGAGACGGAGGAAGTACAGGCCGAAGAAGAGCCCTCCTTCGTCACCAAGGCGGAAGTAGCAGAGATGATTCAAGCCGCCCTTGAGTCGTTGAACAAAGACGACAAAGAAGAGATGTCAGCCGTCAACCCTGAAGCCCCCAAAGCCGAGAAGGTGGAGGAGAAGGTGGAAGAGGTCGAGGACGAGGTAGCCGTAGAGCTTGCCTCCGTCAAAGCTGAACTCGAAGCTATCAAGAAGCAAGCCGCCGAAGCTGGTTTGAAGCATCAAGCCCCTACGCAGAAGCGCGAGCCTCTCAATCTCAAGAATCTATCAACTCAGGAGCGCGTGTCTGCTCTCCTTCAAAACTTCTCTAAATAATGGCTAACGCATCTGTTGCCGTCGGTACTTACAATGGGGAAGCGGCACGTCCTTACGTGGCTGCTGCTGTCCTGTCAGCCGACACCATCGCCAACGGTTACATCACCGTCCGCGAAAATGTCCACTCTAAAGCAGTCCTCCGGAAGTTCTCCGGCGTCGCTATCCAAGCGAACGACGACTGCGCTTTCTCAACCCCTGCTGCTGGTCAGTTGACTTTGGGCGAAGCTATCCTCGCGGTAGACGCTCTGAAAATCAACGAGCAGGTGTGCAACGAAGACCTCCGCGCTACGTGGGAAGGTACTTTGATGCGCGGCCAAAACTCTGCCGCCCCTGCTGACTTCACGACATTCGTGGCTCAGTACGTGGCTGCCAAGACCGCTGAGGCTGTCGAGCGCAACATCTGGCAGGGCAAGTACAACTCCGCTACGGGAGGCACCACGGGAACGTACAACTCGTTTGCAGGTTTGATGAACAAGATTGTGGCAGCTACTCCCGGTGAGGAAGATTTGTTGACGGGTGCTACCACCTCTGCTAACATCTTGGCTCGCTTGGACGCTTTGGCTGTTCCCGCTGTCATCGCTGGCGACCCCAACACCAAGCTCTTCATGTCTCGCGCTATGAAGCAGCTCTACTACACCGCCATCGCTGGCACGGCAGAGTTGACGTACTTGGCTGAAGGTTTCGCCCAGAACTACAAGGGCTACGAAATCATCACGCCTGCTGGTATGCCTGACGACACGTTCCTCTTCGCTCAGCGTGAGAACTTGTACTTCGGTACGGACCTCTTGACCGACCACATCAACGCGAGCATCTTGAACCTCCGCGATGTGACTGGCGACGACGTGACGCGTGTGATCATGCAGTTCTCTGGCGGTTGCCAGATTGTAGACGAGGCTGCCATCGCAGTAGCTCGCCGTTCTTCCTAATTGACAAACCGAGAGACGGGGGGGCTTCGGCTCCCCCCTATCTCACAAACCCCTAACTCATGGCTTGTAGCCTTACACTTACTGGACGCTCGCTGCCTTGCCGCGATGCCCTCGGAGGGGTCAAGAACGTGTGGATCGTCACGAGTGCTTTTACCGATGGTATGTGGACATACGACGCCCTTGTTGGTGATGTCGTAGCTGCTTCTGCTACTACGGCAAAGGACTACGTCTCTCCAAAGAACACGTCCTCTTTTACGCAGACGGTCAATTCAAGCATCGAGAACGGAACGGTCTTCTACACGCAGACGCTCTCTTTGGTGTTGAACAAGCCCGTCGTCGCCGACGTGGTGGAGTTGACGAACTTGGCGAAAGGCCGCTTGGCTATCATCGTCCAAGACAACAACGACAACTACTTCGTGATGGGCCACACGCGCGGCGCGGAATTGTCGGGAGGAACTTTGACGACGGGAACGGCCATCGGTGACCTTGCTGGGTACACCTTGGAGTTCACCGCCGAGGAAGCTATCCCTGCTCCATTCCACGATACGACCGACGCGAACTTGACTTTGACGCCTACTACCTAAGCGTTTCTTCATCAATCGTTACAAGGAGGGGGAGGGCATTTGCTCTCCCCTTTATTTTGAAGCATGATTCACCTCTCACCAAATACCGCCTCGAACACGGTCAACGTAACGCCTTTTGAATCTCGCAAGTTCTTGTCTGCGTTTACCTACTATCTCTTGGAACTCACCAACGAAGCCACGGAAGAGAAGCACTACGCCGTACCCGTATTGAGCTACGACAACGAGAGATATACCCAGTTCGACCTTCCGACAAATAGCGATACCTTGAACGCGGTGCTCATCACCGAAAGCGGCCTCTATACGTACAAGATTTGGGGGCAGAACTCCTCGACTAATCTTGATCCAACCGACGCGAGCGTGGTAGGTATCTGCGAGGTGGGTTCGTGCAAGGTGTCCGACGAGCCCGCGTGGACTATCCCCGCCGTTACAATTCCCGACAACGTGATATATTACGAGTGATGGAACTACTCAAACTGAAAGAATACCAAGAACGCTCCTACGAGGAGAAGCCTTCAAACGGGGGCTGGGTTCAATATGGCGACGACAACCTCTTCCCGCAATACCTTATCGACCTCTACAAGTCGAGCGCGACGCATAACGCCCTGTGTACCTCTATCGCCTACATGATTTTTGGCGACGGGGTGCAGGCGAATACGTTGGATGCGCGATTGAAGATTGAGGAGTGGGGACTCCAGGACGAGGTTCGCAAGGCTTGTCTAGACCTCAAGATTCAAGGCGGCTTTGCCTTGGAGGTCGTGTACTCTATCGACCGAACAACGGTGGCCAAGGTGCGTCACTGTCCTTTCGAGAATATCCGTTCCGGGGAGGTCGACGAGAACGAGGAAGTACAATTCTTCTACTACTCGAAGGACTGGAACAACAAGCAAATCGAACCCGAGCTTGTGAGAGCTTTCGACCCGCAGGATGCGGTAGAGTACCCCGTTCAAATCTTGTACGTCAAGCCCTTCTCTCCCGGCTCTTACTACTACCCGAAGCCCGACTACATCGGGTCGATTGATTACATCGAGCTGGACAAGGAAATCGGGAAGTATCATATCAACAACATCAAGAACGGCCTCGCTCCTTCCTTTAGCATCCACTTCAAGAACGGGGTGCCAAGTCAGGAGGAGCGATTCAAGATTCGCAACGACATCGAACGCCAGCTCGCAGGGGCTACCAACGCGGGTAAGTTCATCGTCACGTATTCAGACTCTCCCGATCGCAAGCCCGACTTCGAGCCGTTCCCTCTCTCCGATGCCGACAAGCAATACCAGTTCCTCTCGACGGAGGTGTCCGACAAAATCATGGTTGGTCACCGCGTGGTGTCTTCGGCTATGTTCGGCGTTAAGACAGCAGGCCAGCTTGGAAACACCCAAGAATTAGAGATTGCTTCGGAGCTTTTTGACCGTCAGGTTATCAAGCCTTACCAGCGCATCGTAAAAAGTGCCCTTGAGAGCATTTTCAATGCCGCAGGCACACCTACCCTTGTGTCGGTCGAAGAAGTGCCCGCTATGGCACCTCAAACGCCCTCAGAAGAGGTTAATATGAGCGAAGCCTTGGACCTGAACCTCGCGTGCGACTTTCTCATTGAGATGGGCGAGGAATTGGACGACGAGTGGGAACTCATCGACGCAAGGAAGGTAGACTACGAGACCGAAGCGCAGCAGGACGCGCTCTGGGCCTTCGCCACGGTACCCTCGGGCAAGCCACAAGCCAAGAGCGAGCAGGACAACGACCTTATTAAAGTACGCTACGCCTATATGCCCAAGAAGACGGGCATCAACGGCAACGAATCGCGCGACTTCTGCAAGCGTATGGTTAACGCCGGGGAGAGGGTGTGGAGAAAGGAGGATATCGAGGCCGCTTCACAGCGTGCCGTGAACCCCGGGTGGGGGCCAAATGGAGCGGACACGTACGACCTCTTCCTCTACAAGGGCGGCGGAAGCTGTCAGCACTTTTGGGAGCGTCGCACCTACCTCCGCAAAAACAACAGGAAGGTGAGCGTAAACCGCGCGCGTCAGATTATCCGAGAAGCGGGCCTCGAACCTCTCGAACAAAACGACCCACGCGTAGCCAAGCGCACCCGCGACCAAGTGAATCGCGGATTCCTCGAACCTAAGAACTGGACAACACCTCGATAAATGGCACTCACAGCAGAAGTTCTCTTCGTCAACCCCGACTACATGAAGCGTCTCACCCAGCTCAACGGCGGGGTGGAAGACTCGGTGATGGTTCCCGCCATCATTTTGGCACAAGACAAGTACCTCCAGCAGTACCTCGGTACGGACCTGCTCAACGAGCTCAAGGAAGAAATTAGCGGAGGCACCATCTCGGGCAACTACGCCTACCTCCTGGACAACTACGTCCGTAAGGCTACGGTGTGGTGGACTATGGTGGAGCTCCTGCCCAACTTGTACGTGAAGCTCGACAACGGAGGCCTCGTCATCCGCACGTCTGACAAGACGACGCCTATCTCTTCCGACGACCTGCACCGCGAAATCGAGAACGCACGACAGAACGCGCAGTTCTATACCTCCCGCCTTGTGGAGTACCTCTGCGCCAACCAAAGCCTCTTCCCCGAGTACACCTCTAATACGTCGCCAGATATGTTCCCCGAGTCGCAGGTCTACTACCAGAACGGGATGACTATTAGCATCGGAAACGAAGGGTTCGATCCTGACCTCGCACGAAAGTTGTTCCGATGACCCGTGAGCAAAACGTCGCGTTGCTCAAGACGTGGCTTCAGACCAACAAACCCAAAGACAAAAAGCCCAAAAAATGAAATACGCCCTGTCTTTTTTCCTTCTGTTGCTTTCTTTTCCTGTGTTCTCTCAAGTGTGCGGCGAGCAATGCAGCCACGTAGACCACGACTTCGAAAGGTGGCTCGCCCTACGCACGGCAGGCAACAGGGAGTCGAGCTATTTCACGAAATACCTACCGGTCGCGTTCCACGTCTTCGACGGGGCTTCAAACATCGAACAGGTAGAGCAGGCTTTTGCCATCCTCCAAGAGCAGATGGTAGGTACCAATATCATCCCCTGCCGACACCAGACGAACTTCTATAACGAGCACGACAGCCTCGAGACGGAACACCCTATCTACGACGTACCCCTCTACTACCAGGCTATGCAGGCCAACGAGATTGCAGGCACACCAGCCACGGACGTCTGTAACATCTATATCTTCTCAAGTGTCGGTAGCGGGATAGCGGGCTTCTCGTGGGTCAACAGCAACCCCGTGAACTATACGTGGGACGGCATCTACCTGAAGGCAGAGCACGCCGCGACGAACGTCATCACCCACGAGATGGGCCACTATTGCGGCCTTTACCATACGTTCCAGAACTCGAACTGCGGGACCGTGGAGGCCGACTGCGAGACGCAGGGCGATTGGGTATGCGACACCCCGCCCACCTCGGCCAACCTCAACTGCGAGTCGCCCTTCTGCTCTGGGGCCGACTACACGAACCACATGGACTACACGCAGAACTATTGCCGCGATCACTTTACGTGGGGGCAGATTCAGCGTATGCACAATATGCTCGTCAACGGAGGGCGTCAGACCGTCTGGCAGTCGGGTCTATGCGTTGACCCCGACCTATTGGACGTAGGCGTCTTGTCCGTAAGCAACTACAACCGATGCGATGAGGACTATACGCCCAGCGTCAAGGTGAGCAACTTCACCAACGTAGACGCGGACGGCGTATCCTTGGCGGTAGTTATGAACGGGCAGTCGTGGGATACTTTGGTAAGCGTCCCCGCCCAGACGATTGCCACCTTCACGGGTCCCGCTTTGCATGGCGAGTATTTTGGCAACTACACCGGGGAAGCATATATCACCTTGGTAGGCGATAATGACCCCGACAACAACGTCAATACGTTCGAGCACTCGCCACTTCCTCACGCCGTCATGAACATCGATATCCAGCACGACGTATGGCCGGAGTCGGAGCAGTGGAAATTCTACAAGGAAGGATTCGGGAGCTCTGCCGATCAGGGAGCTCTTTACTACGCTCGGGGCGGAAACTGGCTTTCGTTCAATGGATACGACTCGTGGACCGACGGCTTCACCTTGGAGCCGTACTTCACCCACGACGAGTTTTGCCTGACGGAGGGATGCTACAACGGGTTCTTCCGTCATTCGGGATATTCCGATACGCAGGAATTTTGGGACTATACGTGGGACTTTAACGGCAACAGCTGGGGACCCTACGCGGGTATCGAATGCGGGGTGAGTGTCTACGTCGAGAGGGGGTACGAAGTCGACACCTTGTACCACTACTTCACCGATATGTGGGGGGCCGATGGCGACCCCCTGACGGGCGATAGTTCGGAGGAGTGGACCTTGGGTTATCCTTTTGGGTCTTTGAGCGATCGGGTCTACGACTACTGCGTCGACGACTTATACCTTGAGCTTACCGAGCCGGAGGCCCTGCCCTGCCCGGGCGACTTCAACGGAGACGGTCTCATTCAGGTTCAAGACCTGCTCGCCATTTGTATCGAGATGGGTAAGGTAGGGGAGTGCCAATGCGATATGGACGGTGATGCCGACGTAGACGTCCAAGACTTTGCTGCCTTCCTCGGGGTGTTTAACACCTCTTGCGACGGGGAGGAGATGCCACCTCCTACGCTCAAGCAGCTCGAAGAGGCTGGCCTCCGTCCGGTCCTTATCGATATGGCCGGGCGTGCGGTAGCCAAACCCACGCATGGTATCTACCTCGCCGAGGTTGAGGTGAACGGAATGAAAATCTACACGAAGGTTATGCTATGACCGATACGCTTATTACACTCGTACCTTCTATCTTAACGGCCATTGGGGTATGGGTATCCTTGAATTCCGAGGTGGCCAAGCTCAAGGGGCGCGTCTACCGTCTCGAAAGCGATCACCACGAGCTCAAGGCTATGCTCAAGGAGTGCGTGGAAGGTATCCACGAGCTCAAACTCTTACTGGCGAAAAAAGGTATCTGAATGTATAAGTGGTTCAAGCTATCCGAATTTGACAGCCCCGACCGACCCGGTACGGGTGAGCTTATGGAACACGAAGTCGTGCAAGCCCTTGACATCGCGAGAGATATATACGGATACCCTATGGTAATAACGAACGGTTTTCGTACTATTGAGTACAACAGGTCTTTGATGAAGAAGGGATACCCAGCCTCACCCAAGTCTTCGCACCTGCTCGGATGGGCGGCAGACATCGCCGTCCCCAATAACCGCCGTCGGTTCCTTATGCTTGAAGCCTTGCTCGATGCGGGCTTCAATCGTATTGGGGT